GCGTCAGTCGCTTTATCGGTAGATTTTGTATAACCAAAAAAAGCATCAGTATTATTTTCTAATTGATTTTCAGCCTCATCATATATAGTGATGATTTTAGAATACCTATCAATAACACCATATACTTTTTTCGGATCAATACCTTCTGCAATTTTTTTAGCAGCAGCCATTGTAAGGGTTGCTTCAGTTAGTTTAAGTGTGCTATTAGTTAATTTATCAGTCGTAGCAACTTCAGTGGCATTTGATAACGCATTTATGTCGCTTAAAGCAGATTGTAATTGTGTGTACTTTAAATTCTCAATCTTAGCCTTTGCCAATTTAATATAAGCATTTTTATTTAATTCCAATTGTCCATTTTCATTAAACAATGCACTTATATAATCGTCACCAGCATCAATAATACTATCAAGATTTTCTAATGTTAAATATCCATTAGTGTTGTAATCTTCAACAACGCCAGAAAGTGTTTTATAAGTTTTTCCGATATCATCTAAAGCATCTTTTGCAGAACTAAGTTTATCATCAACTTTAGATGATGTAATAGAATAATTCCATGCAGTAGTGGCGGTAGTAGCCTCTTCTGTATTTTGTGCTAATTTAGGAAATAGCTCCGACAGTCTATTTAATACAGCTTCTTGAACAGTTTCTGAATCGGTAGCCTTTTCACAAGACTCTTTAAATTTAGCAAATTCTTCTGTACTTGTTGGCAGTCCAAGAGCAGACTCTGTATTTGAAATAATATAATTTGCTTGATTATCAACATAGTTGCTAATTAAGTCATATAAATCATCTTGTTTACTTTCATCATCGGCAAATATGCTTTTCAAACGATTATATACATCAGATGACAATAATTTGTCGCCCTGTTTACCGCCAAGCTTTTCTGCCTCACTTTCAATGTCAGCAATAGCCTTTTGCACTTTATCATAATAATCTAATACAGATTTTATGTCAGATGTATCTACATTTACTCCAAGACCATATGAAATACCACTAATTACATTTCCATATACATCTTTGGCATTAGTGTATTTCTGAGTAGCATATTTACCTAATATATCTTTTATAATTCCATAAGCCTGATCACTTATTTCTGGTTTATCACCATCATTAGCTGTATCATTATATACTATACTTCTTTGAAAATCCGAAGTCCATTTTGACTTAATTTTTTCTTTTGCTTTCGTTGCCGCAGTATATGCATCAGTTTTTGCTTTGTTGAAATCTTCTGAATTTGATTCTTTAACAGCGTCAGCATATTCCTTCTCTGCATCAGTTGTGTCTTTTAATAACTTAATTTTATTTTTTAACTGCTCATTAACATTGTCAATTGCAGATTGCTTTTCTTTTTCAGTTGCAGAACTATCAAGTGACGCATAGCTGTCCCATGCTTGATAAACTTTTTCAATACTACTTGCACTTTCTTGTGCCTTTTGTATTGTATCTTGATAAATTTTTTGCTGAGCTTGATCGTAAGCGTTCCAAATAGCAATGCCAGCAGTAATAGCCATAGTTGCTATACCAATCCATGTGCCAACAGATTTAAACATAGCCTTTAAAGAAACTCCAGCTCCACTTAACTTGCTCATTGTATTCTTTTGCACCAAATAAGCCTCAACTTGCTTATAAGTTGCCTCTGATAACAGACCTTGTTCTTTTAATAACATTAAATTTGTTAAACTTAATTGCCTTGTGCCATCTGTTAATCCATCAACGGCAAGTTTACCTTGTGTAAAAGCAAGTATGTTCGCATATTCTTCTTCACTAATACTTGCAGTTGACAAAAGCAATTGAGTGTCGGTTAAAGAAAGTGTCTTTGTACTATTTTCCAAAAGATTACTTGACAAAATTTGTTCTTGCATTGCCTGATTTAATCCACTACTACTCAATACAGCTTTTTGTTGTGAAACAGACAATCCTTCCAATGCTGACTGATATTTCATAATTGCAACATCTGTCAATTGACCAGTAGAATTTCCATTAGCATCAAGAGTGAACAATTGTCCATTTGCATTAAGGCTGGTTACTTGATTAACTTGAGATAATGCACTACTAACGCCTACTATAGTAGATCTAATATTATTTATGTTCTTTATTAGTAAACCAAGACCAAGTGCACCAATAACAGTAGGAAATAAACCAATAGTATTAATAATGTCATCTAAAGCATCAACCAATCCAGTGAGTCCAACTATCATATTTTTTACCGATCCGTCATCAAGCATACTTGTACTTAAAGACTCCCACGCAGACTGCAATTGATTGCAACGACCTTCAATACTATTCATCCATTTTGCTTGTTCTTTAGCTGCTGAACCAGTTGAGTTCATAGATACTGCTAATGATTTTTCAGCCTGAGAGAAGTTGGTTAAAATAGCAGCGATTTGGTTACCACGCTGTTTGCCGGCGATTGTTTCCAATAACTGAGCTTTTTCAGGATCAGTAAGACTACTATAAACCTCACTGATTTCTTTCATTATCTCATATGTAGATTTAAAATCACCATTAGACTCAAATATATTAACTTTACCGTGAGTAAGATTTAAAATTTGAGTTTGCATTTTTGAGATGGATTCAACATTATCATCTACATCTTCGCCAAGTGCCTCTAATTCACCTTTCATACCACGAAGTCGCATACTTAACACTTTAATAGAGTTACCCATCTCACTGGCATTTTGAGTAATTTCTGTACCAGCGGTTAATAATGCAATTGTTTCGTTTAAATCATTGCCTGCCGTTGATAATGCTGCCGCAGAATTTGCTAATCCTTGTCCTAAGTCACCAGAACTAACTGCAAATCGGTTACTAACTTCATTTAATTTATCTATAATGCTTTCTGATTGACTTGCGGTCATATTAAATGCTTTTAAAGTTGACACAATGGTTGATGTAGCGTCATCTATACCATCTAAATCATCGCCTACATTTAAGTACATTGTAGCCACTTTAGCCAATTCGGAAGAATCACTAATAGAGTAACCCAATTTTGCAAAATCAGCCGTAGAGTTTACAAAGTCTGTTAAACTTGCACCCAATTCTTTTGACGACTGCTTTGCATCTGATAAAAATCTTGAATATGTACCGCTTGTTTCATCAGTAACTTTTTTTAAAGCCACCATAGCAGTATCAAGTTCTTTGACATTATTATATAACTCTTTAGTCCTTTGAATAATGGCATAAAATACTCTTGATGCACCGAAAAAATAACTAAAATGTGTCCACGCATCTTTAATGCCACTTACCCAACTTGCAGTAGCAACGCCAGCAGCTTTACATTTTGATTTAAAAGCTCCTAATTGTGTGTTGAACTCAGTTAAGTCAGCAGAGGTGTGCAACTCTTTACTCTTAGCAATAAGTTGATTTAACTCATTTAACAACACAGGATTTCGCTTTATATTTGTCCAAGCATTAGATAAAGCAATAATATCAGCTTGAGCTTTTTCAATTTTTGAGTTTAAAAGAGATTGTTGCTGATTTTCTTGCTGTAACTTTGCAACTGCTTGATTTTGACTATTTGCAGCTTTATTAGCATAAGTAACCTCAGATTTATATTGACTTACCAAATCAAGTAACTGTCGATATTCAACATCAATTTGTTTTAACGATTGTAGCTGTTGTTCAGTAGACAATGGCTTGCCTGTACCATTCATGCTGTTATTATATTGCTGTTGTAACAATATTATTTTTTCATATTGACTCACTACTGCACTATATGCTGTTGCAGATGCTTCTGTTGAAGTGGTAGGAGTAGGCAAATTGTACATTTGTTGTCCAGCAGAGTGCATGTTGCTACGAACAGCTTTTTCCGCCTGTGCAACTTTTTGAAGTTGTTTTTCTTGCTCCGCTAATTCCTTATTCGTTCTTTGTACTTCTTCATAATACGCTTGTTCTCTTTGATTTTTTGCTTTATCCATTTTAGAATAATTTTCAATCATACGAGAGACATTTGCAGACATTTCCTGAATAGTCCCACCACTATTTTCATCTACAAGCGTATTCATTCTGTAAACTAAGTCAGTTGTTCTTGTTAAACCATTATTAAGTTTATCTACATATGTAACAACAGCTTGAGTTCCTTGCTCAAAATCAACAAGACCATTTTGCAAATTAGTAAATCTAATTTTATCAACTTGTCCTAAGTCTTTACCTATTTCAGCAGCTAAATTTTGCAATTTAACCCTTGCTTTTTCTACACTTTGTTCATTAAGTAAATTATCAATATTAGCTTGTCCTAAATCAAGTTTAATTGTTGAAAATTGTTTCTGAATGTCAGATTTAATATTTCCTAAACCTTTAGATAAAGTTGCTTTACTAACACCAATATCAACCTCTACCTTGTTTAATTTTGATTTTATAGTCTTTAATTGATTATTGATAACTTCAGCACTACGAGCTTCATCCAACTTAGCTGTGACTAAAATTGTTGATTCATGATTAGTGTTTCCTGCCATTTTATTCACCACCTACAAATAAAAAAGAGACAGGAAACCCGTCTCTTAATCTTTTATTCGATAACCATTCATTATCAAACAAGTATCAAATACCGTTGATAATATATCATTACTATTTAATTGTTTTACAGTTGCTTGTACAAAAGGTCTGGCTTGCAAATATCTATATTTATTAGTAGATAAATTATTAAACATATAGCCAACGCCACCAAATTTTTGCGTATATTTTTTTTGTCCAAGTTCAATTAATTCAGGCAAACTTTGTATCTCATCTGTGTTATTCGCTGCTTCGCCTTTATCATTTAATACCTTATTAGGTCTTGCCGTATTATAAATTGCTACAGTATGATTTGAAACACCAATTTCAATTGCAGGTTGTGATACAAGTTCGCTATTCCAATTTTCTTCCTGCAAAAGACTCTTCCTTCTGACATAATGCGGTCTCGATTTGCGTTCATAATGAATGCGATATCTATTATACACTCTTTGTTTAGCATAGCTTATAGCCACTTGAGTTACATAATCACTAACACCACTATCTAAAGCTTGATCAATATCCTTATTTACTGATTTAAATAAGTCTGCTAAAGATTTAAATTCTGCCATATTAATCACTGTCTTTGTTTGCCAACATATTTATTATTTTATCACTGGCATTGCTATCCAACCTTTTGTTTAATCCATTCATTTCATTTGCTACATCTTGTAATCCAGTCATAATATCAGTATCTTTATATATTTTTTCTAACTCATTACTAATATTCATAATAATAGAAACACTTCTTTCACAATTTGAAGTAAGTGTCTCTAATTTAGTTTTAAGACGATTATGATTAACAATCAGTCTATCGTCAACATATTCTTTTATGATATGTGCAATTACATCCAAGCATAGAGGAGTACCATTAGCATGAATTAATGTTTGGGCTACATTATAATTCGTTTCAAAATCAATCACTTCAATAACACTATTGTTATGCTTTATCTTTTTCATTACAAGAGGTATATCAGTACATACGCTTAACCACGCAACATAATTTGCAACTATTAAATACTGAGGACAATAATCGTCATCTATAAACAATACTTGTTCTGCTATGCTGGTAATCATATCTAATTGTGTTGCCTGACCAATCCATTCATATTCTGTATACAGTAATTCATCACCCGAATCAAAAACATATTTTTTCGAGTAACTTTTGACCTTAGTTAATTCTTTAACCTGTGTATTTGTCAATTTTTTCAAAAAAATTCACCTCTAACAATCTTTGATTTTCTATTTTATTATGTGACGCAAGTTCAGGATGTCGTTTTCTAATTCTTCTTTGCTTTTGTATAAACTCATAATCCAACCAGCCACCATCAATTTTAGAGTATGCTACCCAATAATAATCAATTAAAGGATAATTATGCCAAAATAGTTTTCTTTTTATTTTGGCAACAGAATCGGGCATACCTTTCGTATCTAAAACAAATTCTTTCCCATTATATAGTTTGACATAAAAATCAGCTACATAAGTGATTGCCCTTACAGTATGTTTTTTTCTCTTGAAGTCATTTTGTAATATATATTTTTTTTGTAATTCATATTCAACAATAATACCACTTTGCACATTAGGCAAAATAACTTCTTGATAAAAATTTTTCTCTAAAATACTATCAAAAACAATACCATCATCGGACATTCTTTTTGCCGTATTTTTATCTACATTAAATTTTGTCCTATTACTCTTATTCATAAATAATCACATTATAAAAAATAAGGGAAAATAGACAAAGCCTACTTTCCCTTATTAAAATTATGTTTTTAAATCATTTCATCCTCAGTAAACTTCGACTTCGTTTTACTTTTTATTTTGGTTTTATTACTTTTAAGGTCTGTAGCCTTAGAGGTTGATGTGCCTTCATCAACATCATCTGCAATAATAACATTTTGTAAATTATTCACATCTTCAATTACCGTATCTGCAAACTCTTTAGCTGATTTAGGTTTCTTTTCTTCTTCAATCTTAAGCAGATATTTTTGACCACATTCAAACGAACAAGCTACTTCTCTCCAATTAAAAGTACCAGTTGTGGCAATGCCAATTCTACACGGATTAAAAGGCTTAGAGCAAATAGGGCAGGTTTTATAAACCTTCATATTATCACTCCTTATGCTGTAGTATAATCCTCTTCATTTTCATCAAAGAACTTCCAACGAGTAAGAATCTTTGAGCCACCACATCTTGTCTTAAGAGCTTTGCCCTCAAAAGTTTGATTTGTCTGACTGTCGCTAATATTTGTTTCATACTCACCAGTAAGGTCAAGAGTATAAACATCAAACTCCCATTTACGAACAGTGTTACAAGCGTCCTCCCACTGTCCAGTTACTCTAATAGCAATCTTTTCAGAAACCTTATCTGAAACTCTATCAACATAACTTGCAAGAATCTGACGATCATACTTTACATGAACTTCTGTACCATCTGTATACTCGCCTTCGGCAAAAGTAATAGATGCTTTTGTGGTCTTACTACCTTGTGTATATGTAACTGTTTTACCCTTCTCAGCAGCCTTACCGACAGTATATTCAATATCACCAACCTTAATCATAAGTGGGTTGCCCACAGGGATAAAACTTAATTCTGCTTTATTAGAAGCAATCTTAATGGTGTCGTTCCAACCAATTGTCACTGCACCATTTACAACTTCTGTACCATGTTCATCAGCCATAATATTAGCATCAACAACACCAGCAGTCCAACTAATTGTTGCATTAGGATTTCTTTTAAGAGTGTTAATAATAGCACCGTTACCACCAACAATATCAGTGTTTGTCTGACCGTTATTTACTACAAAACTTGTAATTTCATCACAAGTATATTTATATGAGCCAAACATTGGTGTAAACACATCAACAGTGTCAACGCTTGTGAAAACAATATTATTTACATTTAACTTTGACATAATAAATAATTCCTCCTTAAAAATAATAAAGACCATTCTTACTTAATTACTTCTAAAGCAAAGTAAGAACGGTCTTTATCGGTTAATTTATCAGCTAAAATATTGCCTGTATATACTCCCAAGTCAATATTTGCTACATGAATATTTTGTAAAATTTGTTTAACTGACAAAATAAATTCGACATAACTAATGTCCATTACAGTTTCAAAATTATACTTAAAATCTTTATTATTAACCAAAGTTACAATATACGACTCAATGATACTGTACTGTCGTGGACATTCAGCCTCTTTTTTTAGCTTTCTTTTTAATACTTTTACAGCTCGTTCAAGAACATATCTACCAGAAGCACCTTTAGTATCCTCTTTTCTATTGTCTTTCTTTTCACCTATAATTTTTCTTAAAACTTCTGCCGTTTTATCTATGTCAGTTTCATCAAATAAAATATGTTGATTTGTACTATCTGCAACAAGATAATGTTTGTCCTCTGTATATCTGATTTCAATATTTTTTATATCAAACCCTCTAAAAAATAAATTACCAATGTTTGGATTGCTCTTTTTATGTGTCCCAAACATTTTCGTAATCATTTGTGTATCATTAGAAGCAAGCACTTTCATTTCATACAATGCGTAAGTAAACAAATCATAAAAATTCAAAGTAATGTAATCTATTTTATTTAACCACAATTCAGCCCTGCGAGTGAAAGGCATGGCAGTCAAATGATATGATAACAAATAATAATCATCTTCATTTTTATATACTTCACGCACTGTTGGAATGTACAATTCAACATAATCATTAATCTTAATATAATTATCTAAAAATATTTTATTTTGCATAACTTAATGTGTCACTATTTGAGAGGTTATTAAAATCTCGAACTGCATATATCAAATGATACCCATGATAATCTTGTGTGGCACTGAAATTTCCATCAAACTGCGTTAATTGCATTTCACCTAATGCAATATCATGTGTGCCATTAAACAATTTATCTATAACGGAAGCAATCAAAGTGGTTCTTTTACCCTTATCTGTTCGTAGCAAACTGTCATGACAATAAATGTAAAAATTAACATATAACATTTTTTCTGTTTTGCCACCATAAACATCTCCACTAATGCCAAAAGTAATATAAGTTCGAGCTGCATCACCAACTTTAGGATAATAAACCTCTGGTCTAATATAATCCCATTTTAAAGTATTAGGATCATATGATGGATCACCGTTATCCAATAATCTTTGGATATCAATGTTCTCACAAAGTTTCTTTAAAATTTGCATTTCATAAATATTTAAATTGTCTAATCTTGCGATATGCTCACGCCCATTCGTCTAATAAATTTTGATTATTCGTTGAAATATTATGATTTTTATAACTATCGCTCACAACTTCTTGCTTAACTTTATTTGCAATACCATTATGTATATCATCATTCATATATTCTGTCTGACATTCCATAATAGTCCAAATGTTGACGCCTTTGTTATTAAAAGACTTACTTGTTTCATCTACCTGCGTAATTCTATAAGCAGTTGGTCTTAAATTATTTTTGTCAATTAAAAATCTGGTATCTCTCTCAACCATATTAGTCTCATCATTACTTTGAATATAAACTAAATATTGAGCACTGCCAAACTTTGTATTTATAGCATTTTTTACACCGCTATTATACTGAGTAGAATTAGTGCAATATACAGGGTATTCAGTAACTTTACTTCCGAAATCAGGCGATAATGTAAATTTTAAAACCCAATTGCAATAATAAATAATTGCCTTTTCATAAAATTTATTATCATCAACTAATCCAACAACAATCCAAAAATCATCCTTGTATTTAATGTAGTCTCCACTTGTTAAAGTGCCTACTGAACACAAGACTTGTCTTTTTTTACTGCTATCATCATTGTCAGAAATGACTTGCTGGACTACACCCTTAAATGAAACACCATTATCATTTACAAGATTTGGTTTTCCATGATAATATTTTAAATCACTACCAAGTGGACTATCGAAAATATCATCTAAGTATAATTCTTTAAAAAAATTAAAATCATTTGATTCATTTCCACCAGTATAGGATGGGGGAGAAGCAAATTGAGTCCATTCTTTAGCCATTCGACTCACCACCATATGCAGGCATTTTTGCTTGATCGAGTAATAAATTTACTTTAGATTTAAAATACTCCAATTCCGCTAAAGTCATTTTCTTAGCATTTGAAGTATCATTGAGAGATAAATCTTTACCAACAATATTAATTTTTTTATTTTGACGATCAAATTCTCTTTCAAGATAATACAATTTCATAATATTGGCTATTACATCCATAGTTGTTAAAGATATGCCATTCTTAAAAACTTCATTTTGTATATCAAAATTTAAAGAACTTACTTCTCTTTCGTAATCTACAATTGCAAGCTTCGCCCACAATGATATTAACTCTTTAGGAAGAGTTGAAGCATCAACATATTTAGTTTCAAAAATTTCTATAATTTGTTCAAATTCGCTCACACACAACACCCTTCCTAAAAAATTATTTTTTATTCACCATCTTCAGCCTTCTTGGAAAATTTATAACCTGTTATTTTTTCAATTGCATTTTTCTGAGCAACCGTTGCTTTATCAATACCAGCCTGACTTGCAAGATCAATAAACGCCTGTTTGTCACCTTCATTATTAACATACTTAGCAATTTCTGCTCTAAATGCTTTTACATCTGTAATTTTAAGTAAACTCTTAACACTATCTAAACTTAAAGTTTTAGTATTTAATTCATCAATATTATCAATGTGAAAAATAGCTTTCCTGACCGATTCATCATCAATTACTATACGGGCATTAGAACCTTTAGTATCACTTCCAGTAAACATCTTATTGTCCATTGCCACTTGATTTTCAACTTCTCTATAAGTCAAGCCTTTCCAGCCTTTTACACCTGCGGGAATCATAATATCAGAGCGATTGTCACTATCACGAAAATGCAAAGCATATCCACGCAAATTGGTAATAGCAATTCTACCTTCAGTGTTAATTGTCGCTTCTGTAGTTCCTCTTGCCAAAAAAATATCATTCCTTTATAAATATATTTGCGGACAGATTAGATAACTAACCTGTCCGTATTAAACAAAATAATTAATTTAAGTATAATTATTACGCTGACTTTGTAAGGCAACCAATCTCAAATTCTCTACCCTTAACAACATCTGCACCAATTTCCATATCAAATCTTGTAAGAATTGAACCTGTTGATACATCATTACCTGTCATTGTTGTCAAGCCACCTCTACGAATAACATTAATAGGAGACTGACCATTCTGTGGTACAAAGAAAATGTGATCTGGATTATAATAAGTCTCAAAAGCAGTCTTGTCTGCAAGAGGCTTTGTGAAATTATAAGCGTTCGGAAGTACAACAAGACTTGAACCCTTGTAATCACCGTTATAACCCTGCTTTGCAATTTCATCAACCTGTGAAGGTGTATAGAAGGGAAGCGTTGTTGAGTTTGGATTCTGATAACCGTTAAAACCCGAAATTGTAGCAATCTTATCAAAATCACCAAGAATACTAACCTTACCCATTCTACGAATCTTCTTAATCATATCATCAATAGCAGTCTGTGTTGGTTCGTCATTATATTCACCGTAAAACTTTACTCCTGTTGTGTTATTCTTTAAAGCTGATACAATTGTATCAATAACATAAGCAACACCTTTATTGTGCATTGTTGTCTGAATCTGCTCAATTTCCTGTGCGTTTGTACCTACAAAATTCTTTGACTCAAAGTCACGATAATTGTATCTCATACCAGCAGAAATAGTTCTTGTAGGAATAGCATAACTAACTTCTTTACGGTCAGCAAATGATACATCTGAACCCTTTGCCTGAATATCAGCATTGAGACTTTCATATGTCCATGTATGTACAACAGGAGTTTCATCCATACCGATAGATTTATAATTACCAAAAAGCTGATAAACCTGCATCTGCTTTACAAGAAGTGGTTCAATACCAATCTTTACAATTGTATTAATTTCAGCTTTAGCTGTCTCATCATTCTGTGCAGCTCTTGCACCAAGCTGAGACATAAACTTAACTACTTCATCAACTTCCTTACCATACGCAGTTGTATCCTGACCTGTAAGAAGTGCCATATTAATTTCAGCATATCTTTTAATTTTGTCAACATTCTTTACTCTTACTTCTTTTCTCTGTGCGTTATTAAGCTCAATTGAAAACATAATTATTCATTCCTCCTTTATCAAACATTTACAGAAATACTAAGACCGTGACCGCAATAGTTTGTCTTTTCCAGAACTGTAAATGTAACTTCATAACCAGTAGCGTCAGATGACTTTTCATAATTACCCTTTGTGTCAGCTACAAGTGTATCACCCTTTGAAATTGAAGCGTAATCAGTCGTAAGTACAGAATCGTCAATTTCAAGAACAACATCTTTAAGTGTTGCTGTGTCAAACAGTCTTACTGGCTCACCAATAGCTATAATATTTTCAGGTGTAGAACCGATATATTCTACTGGTTCTCTTTCATTCTGTACAAGCCAAAGACCTTTCTTTGCAGTAGTAGCTGTCGGAAGAGCAACAGTGCCTGTTGCTCTGTCAACGGTAACAAGATTACCATTCTTAAGATTTACGGAGGCTTTAAGATTGCCAATATTACGAGCGTTCTTATAGTCGCCAACCATTTTAAACTTAACCATAATTATTCTCTCCTTTTTTAAATATCAAAAATATCAGTTTCTTCTGTTTTTTCAAGGCTTGTTTCGTCAGGCATATCAATATCAATAAACAATGAACCTATGCCAAGTGAATTAATTTCACTTGATTTCTTATCAGCCTGAATCTTGTCAAATGCAGTAGCCTTAATTTTAGTAACGATTTCATCTATAGACATCTTGCTATCAAATGGACTCTCCTTAAATGAATTAATTTCAGCCTCTACACACTTTTTCTCATCTTCACTAAAAGGTTTCAATGCTTCTTCTAAAGAGTTACATTCATTAACTTTTTCAATCTCTGAAAGCTTTTTATCACAAGCAGATTTTTCGGCTTTAATATCCTCAATCTGCTGATTTAGCTCTGTGATTATTACATCTTTACTATTAATCGTGTCATTCAGACTTGTAATTTTCTCATTGAGTTCCGACACCTGAGCCTCAAGTTCTTCAATTGTTTTCTTTGATTTAAACTCGTCTTTAAGGCTATTAACTTCATCAGAAATCTTCTGAGAGATTTCATTAACCAACTGTGCCATATCCATAATTTCTTTTCCTCCTTGTGTATGTTTAGCATTTAATTCAACAACTATTGCCGCATCATCGCCTTGTCCAACAAAAGAATCCAATAATGCAAAACCGCTATATTCATATTCTGTCGGCACTCGTCCTGTGCCAGTAAAATTATCCTTATAAACAATTTGATTATTGTTTTCTGCCGTACCTGTTATTTCAACAGAACCATACATATGTCCATGCTCTTTGAACATTTGTCTATAATGATCAATAAATGCTCCATGCCGAATATAATCTAATTTACAATCTGCCATAAGCACTTTTATAAATTTTCCATCTAAATTAATATCAGTCACATATGCATCTACAATACTTCCAACAATACTTGCATTTGCACATTGCAATACTCCATTGCGATATCCTGTCATACCATGTGACCAAATTTCTGTTTTATCGTCATCTGTAAATTCAGCAGTAATTGATGCACCAATAGCAGACTTTAAATTATTAGTTACATATGGTTCTTGCCATGAAATGCCATTGTTCTGATATTTGTCATTGCTATCAAATATTTCATGAAGTGCTAATTTACATTTAACATAGCCCGCTTGTTGTTGATTGCTAATTTCATATAAAAACATTTTTTATAACTTCACCTCCTGCTCAAAAGCATTAAGGCTGGAAGGTTCACTCGCCATCTTCCATATATACAAAAAGCCGCTTATAGTAGCGGTCTTAGAGTATTATTAATATTTAATTTATTAATTTGGAGAAGGGGAAATATTTGCATTATTATTTTTAGATATTATTGTATTCTCGTTCTCTAAACTATCCTTTTCAGGTCTACCACCTTTATCGTCTGTATTTTGTTGCTTATCTTTATTACTCAAAGTGTACATTGATTGATGTGGGGGAAATAATTCTTCATAATTTTGATTTCGTTCAAATTTCATAATATCAATATAAACATCAGGTTCTATACCGGTTGCAGCAATCAAAGGTGTCATAGCACCACCGCAATCTGAATAAATAGATTTAAACTTATCAAAATATTTATCTCTATTAAAGGATGTAATAGGAAGAATATACATACTTACTACATTATTAACATCTTTAATAATATTAAAGTTGATACACTTATTTAATTCATCTACGATTTTTTCAATAATTGAATATGTATCACTTGCTACCAACTCCAAATTCAAAAGAGCAGTTGCATAATTTGAGCCACTTGACTTTGAACCGCCATATAAAGCTGATGGAGAAAAACCTAATGACTCAGCTATATTATCCTTAATTGACTTTTCATTCTTCTCATCAAATAAACTTGTGTCTATTTTTAAATTATTTAACTGTGTACCAGCAGCCAATGATACTACAGAAGTTCTTTGACTATTACTCTTTTGTGAAACTGCATTTTTTAACACATTATGCTGTTCTCTCTGTTGAGCATCTGTCAATGTACTCTTACCTGAGCCATCACCCCTAAGTGGAAATGTTTCATAAACTAAATTATTATTGATGTTACTCAAAACACCTCGTTTAGTATCAACAAAATAATTAGCATACATAATTTCATCAAGAGAGGTTAGAGCAAGTGGAACACCCCATTTATCTCTGTCTGTACTGCCATTAGTAATATAAATTGTTTTACGCCAATCGAGAATTATCCAATTTTTACCTTCGTTTCCTGTTTTTCTCCACTTATCAAAAGCTTTACCAATTTCTAATGGCATAGTTGCTAACTGCCTTTGAATTTCACTTTCTGAAACACAGTTCTCGGTAAAATATTTAACATTAAAAGCTATAATTGGTATTCCATTTTGACGACTTACCAACCGACAATACTCAAAGGGTAAAGAATATAAATTAACTTCATAATCTAAATTTTTCTTATTATTTATTTCTTGAATAAATGAAACATCTATGTCACTCATATATTTTCCGACACTTGAATTTCTTTTTTGAACATCAAAGTAATAATAAGCCGTTCCTTCAATCGAAACTCTCTTAATACCATCTCTAAAAAAATTTTTGTATCGAATTTTTCTTAAAGTAGCATTAAACTTTTGCTTGTTTTTTAGAACCAATTCATCTTTACCTTTTGAACTTGGACTAAATAATACATAGCTTAAATAATGCATCGTAGACATTTTATTAATTCCTGATTTAATAGCACCATCTGTATTATATGCCCATTGTCCCAATTTCCTTGCAGCCACTGGGTAATCTTGTGGATGAGATATAATTGTTTCAACTTGTGATAAAGAATAAAGTAACTCACCATTAAAATGACGATGATTACAATATTCAACAAGGTCAGGAGCGAAATTTATTTGTGAATAATCATGTGAATTTATTTCACTGTTATTGGCACACAATTCATTATTATCTTGCTTATTATTTTTTATATTTAGATTATCATTTATTTCTCTTTTACCGCCAAATAATTTATCTAATATGCTTATTTTTTATCACTCCTTTCTCAATCATACAAAGGTTGAAAAGTATATGCGTCACTGTTCATTACCGAACTAAAATTATCTTCTCGTCTTAATTGATACAAAAAATGACACAACATAATGAATGTATAAAAACGGTCATCGTGCATTTTATTTTCTTTATCTTTCGGCAAAGCATAATAAACATTTTTACTTGAATTATTAGTAAAACGGTGAATAGAAGTTACTTCAGTTTTTAAACTATCAATGTTATACAAAGCTGCTTCTTGTTCATCAGATAGTATTATATCTTTATAACTTTCTTCATTTTCTTCTCCGCCACCATTGCTTTCATAAACTCTAATTGAGCCTTTGCCTGAATATTCTCTTGGAAATTTAATCAAATCCATTGATACTATTTCAATCATTTCTTCAACCATAATCCGCTTTTCAGCTCTTGGATCAATTAATTCAAGTTTATCTATATTGTCTGGGTATAAATCTTCATATCCTTCAAACAGTCTATAATCAGCGTCTATTAGCCCTTTATGCTTTTTTCCGTTGACATCAGTCCAAGATTGTAATAATCTATCGCCATACTGTTGACCACCACCACCAGCACCAGCATCAATTAAAAGTTTATATAAATACTCATAATCAGGAGCACCGCCATTATAATCAATTAGCATTTGTCTAATAATATCAACCTGTTTATTTGAATCTAACTTATATCCTCGTTTACTGCCTAAATCTACAAGATTAACACAATTGACGATTTTACCATAGTATCCTATTTCTTTGTCATAGCAAACTTCCATTACAGTAACTACACTGTTATCAAAAGTACGAGCTGGATCAAATGCTAAAACATATTTGTTCTTACCGTCTCTAAATAAAGTCGGTAAAATAAAAGATTCATTTCGAGTAATCATACCTCTTTTGACAATTTGATTTACACCACCATCAACAATTGGTTGATTATAATACTCTCTTAATGCTTTTTGTCTATTACCTTTTAAAGCAGCTTCAACTTTATCCATAGTTAAAAGAGGAGTCCATTTCTTGCCATCTAAATACACATTTATAGCTGTCATACAATCCATATCACAACAAAAATACTCTCTGTCACCAGCAATCATTCTCTTAGCAAACTCTTTATAATGTTTGTAGAACACCGTATCAGTACCGCCTTGAGAAGAAGCATAAACTAATTGTGTCGGACATTGCCTTTTTGCTGTTTTAGGGTTGTACAATTCATCAGTAGAAGTTTCAAAATCCATATTCTGTGTCGCAAATGCTTCACAAACTAAAATAAGATCATCTTCACAAAACGCTGCTTCATCAAAAAATACAAGGGTAGCTCTTCTACTTCTGTTGTTGTCAGGTTTCGAGTTTAAAGTATAAATTTCACTACCGTTAAAGAATTTAACATGATAACCACTGGCTGAATGTGAAAATCCTGTTTGTGAAGGTGGAGTAATTACAACTTCATTTTTTACAATTGATTTCAAACTTCTAATAGAATTTGCAGTTTTACCTGTGTTAAGAACTATCTCTTCAATTTTAGTAAAAGTTTCTTTAGCTTGATCACCAACAGAAGATACAATATAAATTGCTTGATTTTCATATAAAATAGCTTTTAAAAGCATAAATACTGCACCAAGAAAAGATTTTCCGAAGTTTCTGGAACAGCACAATGTTGAATGGCCAGCATTCCATATAGATTGCAATATGTACTTTTGGCTATCTATAAGCTTGATACCAAGTAAATCTTCACAAGCTATACATGGGTTTTTTCTATAAAAAGCAATACTTTTAGCATCTAATTCACAAATTCTGCGTTTACGCTCAGACATAATAAATTGACAACTACTCATCGTCATCACCTGTATTATGTTTGTTATTAAAATTTGTCAACTCTTCATTAAGTTCACTATTTTTATTTTCAAGTTCCTTTATTCGAGATTTATATTTCTCAATATTTACATACAATAATCTGTTTTCTTCTAAAGCATCATCTAATGCCTTATCCTTTTTTTCTATCAGTTCTCTTTGTATATCTACAATTTCTTTTTGGTCACTTTCATCAAAAAAGGAATTTTTCTTTATTGCTTGCATAGATTGATTAACAGCCCATGCACTGCCCTCAGATTGTAATTGCTTGTAATAATTTGCTTCTGCTTCATCAAAGTTTTTTAACCTTAATTCTTTTTGCAAATCTGTAAATGTACCTTTGCCTTGTTTTTTATTACTACGATTTCTAACAGAGATTTCGTTTTCTTTTGCGATTTTATCATTGTCATTAACTTTCGAGGTAATAATATTACTTAAGTTTTTAATCTGCTCAAGATCTCTTGTTTCATCTAAAGAAGCAATTTTTGCATTACACCTTTGAATCATTTCGTTATTAACCACAATTTGAATGATTTGTGATTTCTTGAAAGCATCTTCTTGAGTTTCTTCATCAAGAAAATCTATTATTGTATTAAATAAATATTTTCTACTTTTATCTGAAAAATCATTATCAGGGAATGGATCATATCCATAAATTTCAATTACAGTGTCTCTGTTCTTTTTATCAATATCATTCCAACCCACATCATGAGTCTGTTCAACCATTTGGATGGTTGTTTCTCCCAGTTTTTTCTCTGCAACACTGGTAATAAAAGTTTTTCCTTTGTACTTAACAGTGTTCATAAGTCTTGCATATACACCAATACTAAATTCTTCTCGATTTTTTATCGCTGTATTATATGCACTTTCATCGTAATACCAATCGGTTAAAGCACAAATTGCAATAAGTGCCATTCTATCAGAATCGTATTTTTTACTTAATTGACTAAATAACTCCTTTAAGCAATCTACGCACACATCTATAATGCCATTATTGCTAATGAAATATAAAGAATTAGCAGATTTATAAAAATTACCTGTAATATTTTTATATGACTTTCCACATATTTTACATTTATATTCACGCTGAGTTTTGGTAGTTGTATTGTTTGCCACTAACGCTCACCGCCCTTTAAATATGACACTGATTCTTTTTCGCCCTTAATTCAGTGTCATTTTCTTTGATATAAAATTTTCGAGTAACCTCTGTACTCTCATGGTGTAAACAATGTGAAACTTCTTCTAAAGACATTCCTGCATTCTTGTACAAAGTAGCACCACTATGACGAAAATCGTGTGGATGTAGGGTAGGAACACTAATCATTTGTCCAATTTCTTTGCACATATCAGATAAGGCTGTTGTTGATAAATGATTGCCTGTCTGCGATGCCATAGAATAAAATACCCATCCATTATCATTAATTTCGTTTTCTTTCCTGAAATTCTGTAATTCAATCAAATACTCTTTAGTGCTCTCGTCAAAGTATAAACTTACAATTTTGCCTAATTTTTCAACAATATCGTTTGCGACACATTCAGCAAAATCAATTTGTTCCCAACGCAAATTAGCAATAGCATTTATTCTTGCCATTGTAATAAGCGAAAATTCTGCATACACCCTCAACATAATCGAGTCATGTTGACAACGCAAGGATTTATTTTTACTATCTTCAATCTTCTGCTTTAAGACTTTTCTCATTGTATCTACTTGTTCAACAGTTAAAAAAGTCTGCTTAACAACAGCTTGACCTTTTTTTGGACGGTCAACATAATCCATTGGGTTTTCTACAATTAGTTTTCTTTTTCTTAAAAATTTATAAAAAGCTGAAATTGAAGCCATTCTATGCTTTATTCTTTCAGTGTTATTACCATTCTGTTTACAGAAATAAATAAATTCAATAATGTCATCTTCGTTAATTTCTTTTACTGAGCGATTATCCTGATAGTCATAAATGTACATCCACCAATTAACAAGGTCATTGTAATACACTGCAATAGATTTTTTGGACAATTCTCGAATAGCCATATCAGCTTCATATTTCTTGTATAATTTAAGCGTTTCAGGATTAACTTTACTTAACTTATCATAGTCAAGTAGACATATTTTTTTACTTCTTACAGGCATCCAATCACCACCTTACTTGTTACACTAAAAAAATAGAAAAAAGAACGAGTTATAACAGCTCGTTCTTTTCTTTCGTTGAATTTATAATTGTTGTTTTCGCTTTTTGTACAGAAGGCTCTGCTAATTGAACATCATATAAACATTCAATTGTACTATTAGGTGTACTGACTACTATAAATTGTTCGGATGTGTTTGCAAGTCTTTTTTGAATTGCGTAATTATCCACACCTGATAAACAACCACTTTGTACAACTTTGGTATCATGCACACTCAAAAGAGCATTAGTATGTTTATGCCCCATTAAAACACCGTCAGGTTTAAGTCCTGTCATCATTGTCAAATTCTGAACAACACTTGCCGGATTGTCATATGTTCCATGTACTGCGTACCATAATCTATCATAAATTTTAAAAGCAACCATTGTATCGTCAGTTGAATTTTCAGTGAATATATGTACATTATGGAAATTTTGCAACGATGCCTTCATATAAAACGGAATTAACGCATCCAACTCTTCACCCTTTAGTGCTTCTTCTTTATTCTCCATTATTCGTGAATGATTTCCATTAACAGAATAAACTTTAATTTCTTTAAATTCTTCTGATAAATCTTTAACAAAATTTGTCAAGTAAATAGAAATTAATTTTAATTGTTCAATAACATTTTCATTATTCTCTATCCGTAAATTTTTATGAATTATACCACTAATTAAATCTCCACCAAGCACAATAACAGCATTATGAGCATTATGTCTCTTACGAATAGCACATATTTGCTGATAATATGAATGTAATCTACATATCAGTTCTTCAGAGCTGTAACTATTCCAAGAATTTTTACATACTATACCAGTATGTACATCTGTAATGGGTATAATCAAAGTAGATTCATCTACATCTTTAATCCCTTTATCCATAACTGCCAATTCACATTTATTTGAATTAGAAGCCGAATAGGGCAAAGGTTCTATATTGTCACTTAATACTCGTTTAATTAAATCAATAAAGCTTTCTCTACGAGATTCTTCTCTTTGTAATCGTCTTAATTCACTGCGTTCATCACGAATTTTATATTTTTCATTTTCAAGTTTTCTTCGTTCTTCTTTAATGCTTGCAAGATAATCTTCGTCAGTTGTGCAATTTTGATTTTCTGCTCTAAGTTTATCAATTTTATCTAACATATACTTGTAAATAGCATAACCGCCAAATTCCGTGTTTTGAGCTTTCCTTAAACTATCTCTATGTATATTTAAATTTAAAGCATCTACTATATCCTGCCATTCTAAATCATCTGGTCTCTGTTCAATTAATGTGCCAATCAACCTAATTCCATAATCACGCCAATTTTCATTAGGTTTTTGCTGATATTTTGGATTAAGCATTAAAGTATTTTCTCTTTCGTGTATAGATTGAACAAGCTACCTCATTCGTGTCTTTGATTAATACAAGATATTTTTTTATCTCTGGACAAAAATATTTATGCCTCTTACTTTTCTGCTTAACAGTTCTTCTGATTTCTGCTTCAGGATATTTTTTTCTGATTTTTATACTTTCTTCCTTTGTAATAGGGAACAAAAATAAATCACTCTTTCTAAATTATATTTAAAGAGAGTGATGGGGAGATTCACTCTCTTTACCATATACATCTTTTATTTATCATAAAAAATGGCTTAAATACTGGCTTTTTTAAAGATTTCAATTTAAAAAACTTAGTTTTTTGCTGTTTTTTGCAAAAAATGAGCTATTTTTTATGTATTCATATTACTTACATATCGGTAATTAAAGTCATATAACTTAATATCATACTGTTCTGATTCTATCGGACATTCTTTAATTTGAAATACATTTTCTTGACTATCGGCAACTAATTCATCAAAATTTATATTGTGGTAAGTGAATATTGCTGATAAAAATAATGCTGAATAATTTTTATGGGTGGGTTTTTCGATTAAAGACAAAAGATAACGCATTGTTTTCTTAGAAATTTTAAGTGAATTAATATATTCTACACAATCTTCTTTTGTTTCTTCTGTCATCTTTAAACACTGCTCATAAGAGAAGGCATCTTCACCTTTATTGACATTCCCAGTTTTAGATTTATACTTTGACCACAAATGACCAATTTCGTCTTTAGTATCTTGAATGGCGGACAATATACGCTCAACTTGTTCATAATACACTTGTCCATCAATTGCATTAGATGATTTAAAAATATCTGATAAATTTAAAAGGGGAGCATTATTTCTTACACGAGGTATTTTATTTAAAGCAAGTTCGACATAATCCATCGTAGTATTATAAAGCCGATAATGTTTTCGATTATTGTCATACCCCTTATACTTATCCAAATATTTAAAAAATAGTGGTCGGACATATCTACCTTTGTTATCATATACAGCATATTTAGCTTTTAATAATTTAAGCTCCATAGAATTGTTTGCCGGATTTTCTCTTTTAGCCGAATCAATCTCTAAATTACTCATCACATCTAATTGTGCAATATCAGCATAAAGTGATTGTACCTCATTTGATTGTATATCATATCCGTTATAAATTAATTCCCATAACTTAGAATTTAATTCTTGAGATAAATTAATGATTTCTCCAATTTTATTTGTTCCTGTCTTAATGTCAAGTTCGGCTTTATCTCGTGCCGTATATCTACGCTCACATTTTTTACTTGACACTAATTTTGTCGGCACAAGAAAATTATCATAATTACGAATTGCAGCTTGATATAATATCTTATTATCTGTCAACAAAACAGTATCAGAATCAAAATCTGAACCACTTAATCTCTCTAATAAATTATCACGAATACTATTGACACATACTATCTCATTACTTAAATTAAAATATTTATTGATGTCCTCATATATTACATTTTGGCAACATAAAATATTTCCCATTGTAACATGAGGAGAACGACTTCCTATTAACTTATCACCGTTATTAAACATCGTACAATGTACTGTGCCTGCTTTAATTTTAGGTTCTCCATTAAATCGTCCAATGCAACTTTGTAACATTTCGATAGGGTTGCCAAATAGTGTTGAGTAATTACCATGTACGAAGATATGTCCTTTACGACAATTTTTAACAAATGCCTTGACAGTTTCATTACAAAAGTCTTTGTACATTTTAGTTTGGCTAAATTTATTATTTAGTCCAAGTAAGTAATATACAATATCATTTTTATTCGCCAATTGTTGAGATTCGGCATTTGTATATTCAGGAATTGAATATTTAATATGATGTCTAAATACAGCACTGTCTGTTTTCAATTTCATAATATAATCAATTGTAGGTTGAATAAATTTCTCTACTTCATCTTTCGTTAATTGTAAAGTATTAAGCAATTGATAATGTGTTTGAACCATTCTACCATCAAAATAATGAGTAGGTTTTTCGTGTTTCACAACACCAAATTGTGGTTCAATTGTCCATAACCAATCTTCTAAAGAACCAAATTTTAAATATTTAATACTGCTTGGAGTAGTAATTAATTTAATATCAGACAATTTTGTAGCTTGAGTATATCCATTTAATTGCGATATGTCAGTGATTCCGTTATCAGTAAACCACTGCTGAATATTAGTATTAAAACAAGCAGATTTAAAAAAGCGTGTACGCAATAACAACATACCATAATTTTTGTAGTCCTCAAATTTACTAACATCTAATAAAGACTGTCCATCCCAAATGCTATTTGACATATCAACTTGTTTTGCTGACGAAACAAGTCTATTATCTTTATCAAGTTCTGTAGCAACGCAAGTTGTCGTAAATTTGCTTTCATAATCGGGGATGACAAGAATTTCATTTGGTTCAATGGTTATTGTGTCTATGATAGAAGAAAGAGTTAATGCTATATAAGGCTCAAGACTCGCCAAATCACATTTAACACCATTCTTTACATTTAATCCACACATTTCCCATTTGTGCATCTTTTTGTATAATTTTTCGTCAATAAATAGACATTTACCTACACGACTGCTACCACTACTGCGTTTAAATCGTACATACTTAATTCCGTCACAAACAAAACCATTTTCATATAAATCAGTTCTAATGTCAGAAATCGAGGTTAATGTCTCAATATTATCTTTAGCTCTATAAACAGATAATTCTTCATCATAAAAAAAATATTCACCTAAGATTTCTTGTGAAAGGGGAGACTTCACAAGATAATCTTCTGTAATATTTTTTTCTTTACCATCTGGTAATACTCGAATAGCTATTAAAGTACCATCTTTAATGCAAGTATTATTTTCTAATATAATTTCGGTAGGGGAGTAACCGAATTTAATATATAAACCTGAACCAGCCCGATTGTAAAGTTTGTTGCTGTATTTAAAAGTGACATTTATAACATGTCTTGTATATTTTTTATTTCTGCCAACATATTCATAAAAATTTCTATTTCGATAAACTTCTTTGTAAACATCATTCAATTTAATTAAGTCTAAACTATAATCCATTGTGGCGACAAATTTCTTTATATTTAAGTCACCAAATTTGTCTCTAAGTGTATATCCGTTCAAACTATTGTTAATATAATGATTTGCAATATACACATCTTTACCGTCCAATAACGGTATATTTACAGCTTTGCTTTGAGCCATACTTGTTGACTTAGCTATGCTGTAACACCCCTATTGTAATTAATTAAATATCACACTCCTGTCAATACTATTATTGAATTTTAAATATTTATATTTTGCAAATCAAGATTAGTTAAATCAAGATTAGTTGAAATTAACATCACGAAAACACAGATTGATACCTCATTGATCAAATCTTCAATGGTATCATATCGTTTATCTTGCAAAATAGTTAAGCAACAATTTGCTAAAGATGCTACAGTATCGAAAGTTTGATTTTGCATATTATCGTTGTCTATTACGATTTTTAATAATCGGTTAATTACATAACACACATTCTGTGAATAGGCAAATGGCATAATAGGGATTCTCTTAAAATTATAGTTTAATCCTTTACCGGCATAATTAATCAAACTATCAATACATTTCTGCCAAAATATAGCTTCTTCTTGTTCCGAATTAAAGTATAACAGTCTCTCTATGTTATAAACGATTTTTTCATCCTCAGTACGCATTATTTCAAACACTGTTTCAATTGCACTTGATGTAGGAGGTTCAGTATGTATTTTAAATGAACCATCAGCACCAATTAAAAATGATTCTGTTTCATAATTACGGCAATCATTCTGTTTGTTTTCTAAATTATTCAATGTCATACATTCCTTTCTGTTGTTATGTAGATCTTATCTCATTATGTTATTTTTTAAAACTAAATTTTATTAGTCATTAAAATCTGCAATAATATCAAGGTAATATTCCTGTCTCTCGTTTAGACTTTCTCGATATTCTCTTTCAGCCAAAACTTCTATGTTCGCACCAAATTCACAATTCATACAATTATTCTCGCAAACATCGTGCCATATGCAATTGAAATTTTTCGTAACTTTACTTTTCCTTTCATAATCATTTATCAATCAATCCTTTCTGACCATTCTAAATTGTTTTTTAATGTCTCAATAGTTGAACTACCCATTAGTCAAAATCGAAAAAGGTGTCTAACTAACTTCATTTAAATAAAAGTAATTAAATATACCACAACCTTTCATAAAACCTTTAACACACTAAAGTGTTAAAGTGAATTACACTAAATACCAAATAATGTATTAAAAGACTCATTCAAAATTTTCTATCATTTCATTTATTGGTTGTTTTGCTTTTGTATTTTGTTCTGCTTCAATTTTTTTAACTCTATATTTTTCAACTATCTTCTCTAAATAGTCTTTATCTTCAGGCAGACAATAAAAATTTTTGCTATACTTACACACCTGCTTCAGAGGATTCGCAATCAAAATATAGTTGTCATAATAGAGTAAATTATTATCCCGTAATTCTTTTACATAATTTTTAATACTTCGTTCACAAAGTCCTGTAAGGTTACTCAATGTCCTAAATGATAGATATGCAATTTTTTTATGATATCGCTTAATTCTTTTATTTATTATAAAACACAAAACTCTTGACATCCTTAATGCCTTCATTGGATTCGCTCCGGTAATCTTAAAACATTGACTTAACCATTCAGATTTAAATGAGTAAGAAGTGTTTAAAATATTATTAGGTAAGTTAAGTGTCTCAACTGTTAATTCATCTGCAAACTCATCTGTAATGTAAATTGGCTTTATATCAACAGTGATATTCCAATACATAGTCCGATAATACGGATAACCAATTCTACGATTACAAATTCGTACAATCTTACCTTGTTTAATAAAATATTCTAATCCATTAAAAAAAATTTGCTCAAGTGACTTATAAAACTTTCTATCTACAAAAGGAAATAAAGTTTCAAAAATTACATAAAATGAAAAATTCTCAAATATGTCTTTGGTCAAGTCAGTGAAGCTGCGTTTGATTTCAATAAGCCTTATGTTATTAAAATAATCGGCAATAATCTTATTACCATTTTTTTGATTGCTTGCCTGAAATTTATCTTGTCTCCAACTATGTATTGCTTGTGAATACATAATTAACCGCCCAAGTCCTCTCATAACATAATACGCAAACCAAACTTTTTCATTTTTATTTTTGAATAATTCATCAATGATGTTTTTTGGTATTGTCATGTTAGAAGTAACTGATTGATTTACAAGTAACTTAAAATTGACAAACTCATTTTTATGTGTATACGCCATTCAATCATCCTTTTTTGTTACAAAAATGTAATCACTTTTCGACTATTTTTTGCACACAACCTTTTATAAATAAAAGTTCATTAATACGGTGTTCGTTTTTTACTCACACCTTTTTGTTATTTATAATATAAATTTATAATATAATATATATTTAATAATATAAATAATATA